CGCGGGGGATCAAATTTGGAGACTGGATTAGGGCCTGGATGGTGGAGATTACCGCACGATAATGCCGACGCCCGCGAGATCAGCTTGGGCAGCGACCTGTTCGCCGACCTGGTCGCGGTCGGGATGATAGGTCAGGATCTTGCCGTTGACCTCGGCGTCCCGAGTGATGCCGGCAACCGCAACATCACTTGCCGTGGCATCACAGCCATAGAGCGCGATGGCCACTGCGGTATGGCTGCCATCAGTGGCACCGACAGCGCTGGCCAGGTATTTGCCGCTGGCGGTGATTTTGCCCAGCACCGTGCCGGGGGCAATGATGCCCGCACCGCTGGCGATGGTGATGTTCTCCCGCGAGCGCTGCCCATTGGCCTCGGTCATCAGGAATTCGCCGGGATGCCGGCCTTCTGTGAGAACAGTCATGGTCCTTCTCCCTTATTCAGCCAAAGCGCGCATTGGCGTGGGTGATGGCTTTCGACCACCCGGCCACACTGCGCTCGGCGCGGTTGCGTTGATCGGCCGGGGTTTCAGCCCCGAGCTCAGTCTCCTGTGCGGCCCGGTCGGCAATCGTCGTGCGGACCGATGCATTGGGGGATGCCGTCATAACTTTCGCGGCATCCACAGCTGTCATCTCGGTCTCAAGCGCCAACACCAGCGCTTGCGCCTCTCGGCCTTCGGCCTCGGGCGCTGTCAGGATGGACTTGATCCGCGCCGTGGCCTCGGCTTTGCCAGCGGTGACACCGGCGGTACGCGCCTCAGTGCGGGCTGCATCGACAGCTGCTTTTAGATCAGCTGGGCTGATACCGGGAACCGATGCGGCTGAAGCCACCGCAGTATCGGCCTCCATAGGTGTCTGGGATTTTGTCGAATTGGTCATGGGTCCTCCCTTTCTCTGGGGAATTGCCCCGGAGGGCGGTTGCGAAAGCGTGGCGATAACCTCGTCCAGGCTCGCCACGCGATCGGCGAGACCCTGGGCAATGGCATCCGCGCCAAGATAGGTCCGGGCTTCCGTGGCGCGGATCGCGGCGGCGCTGATCCGGCCAGCACGCCCTTCTGCGACCAACCCGACAAACTGGTCGTAGATTTTGAGGACCTCGGCTTGCAGATCAGCGCGCACCGCGTCCGACAGCGGTCCGAACGGGTGGCCATCAACCTTGTGCGCCCCGGCATGAATGAGCGTCGGCTTCACGCCGCGATCTTCCAGTTCCCCAGAGCGGTCCAGATGGGTCAGCACCACACCGATGGAGCCGACCATGGAGGTGGGCGAGACGACAATTTCGCGCGCCGCACTGGCGATGCCATAGGCGGCCGAGGCGGCCACATCATTGATGAAGGCCAGAACCGGCTTCACCTCGTTCACAGTGCGAACGAGGTTGGCTGTCGAAAACATGCCGGTCGCCTCACCGCCGGGGCTGTCGATATCCAAGAGGATCGCCCGCACATCCGGATCTGCTTGCGCCTCGCGCAGCTGCGCGGCAATGCCCTCATAGGAGACCAGCCCCGAATTGGCTCCGATCCAGGCACCGCGGTTCACAAGGCTGCCGACGATGGGCAGGATGGCGACGCCGTTTGCAACCCGCATTGAGCTGACGCTGCCATTATCGCGGCGGTGACTGCCGACAAAGCGGTTTGATTGCGGGTCCGGAGCCGCCAATGGCTCGATGCCAATCCGGCCCTGCAGCACATGCAGGATCAGATCAGCCTTGTCCGGGTGCAGCAGCAGCGGCCGGTTCAGCACGCGCCCTGCAATTTGTGCAAGCGTTGGCCCCACCAGGCTTTGAACGATTTCCGGTGGTTCCGTCACCTCACCCCTCCTGTTCCAAGCGCAAAGCGCCGCGGGCCACGGCCCTGCTGCTGGGCGCATTGTCCTTCAAAGCCGCGAATGACGGCCAAGAGCCGGTCGGGATATGCCCGGTGATAGGTCACCGACCGCTCCACCCCGTTTGATCCCGCCCGGAACCGCACCTCCATGGCACCTTCTCCCGCCACAAGCCGGACATAGACCTGCCGCAGGTTGGCGGCCGCCCCGCAGGGATTAGCCTCATCAATGCTGATCGTCATGCGTCTGCCTCATCGCTTGTGTCGTCAGCAGCTGTAGGACCACCGCCCTGCGCGCCCATCATCTGCGGCTCGGGCAGCCCATATTCGGCCCGCAGCGCCTGTTCCTGCGCCAGTTGCTGGTAAACGTCGTCCACATCGGCCCCGAGATCGGTACAGATCATCGCATCCGACATGACACCAAGGCGCTTCCAGACCTCGTGGGCCTTGGCTTTTTTCAGATCATCGGCCTGCGGACGTGGGTCACCCCGCCATTCCGCCCGGCACGCAGCCGTGCGATTGGCCATAAAACCGGCAATCCCACCCGGAAACGGCAGGCTGCCCGCCTCGATCTCTTCCTCGAGCCAGGCCTCAAAGATCGGCTGGCAGAATGGCGCCATGATGTTGCGCCGCCGGGCTTTTGTGATGGCAAAGATCTCCGTGGTCGCCGCTTGCAGCGAGGAATAGGTGGCCCCCACATTGTCGCCCGTCGCACTTTCATAGGTCAGCCCCAGACACCGCGCGAGTTCGCGCAGCAGATGCATCGCAAAGGCCGCGTAATCCGACGATGGATGGTTGCTGGTGTGGAACTTCAGCTCCTGTCCCGGAAACAGATGCGCCAAGCGGCCGTTGATCCCCACATCCAGCGTGCTGCCGTCGTAATAGCCCGCCACCATCTCGATATAGGCCTCCATTGGCGAGATGCCTTGCGCCAGCATCTGCGCCTGCTCCTGGGGCGTCAGAAGCCCCTGCAGCACCTGTTCCGTCGGCTCGTCCGAGGTGATGGTCACTGCAAACAGCGTTTGCACAATCGCTGCCATCAGCGTGGCATCCGCCAGCTGGTCGAACTGGCGGGCGACCTGCAGCGCGGGGACCAGAGGCGAGATGCCCCGGTGTGTGCCAGGCGCGCCTTCAAAGATATGAATGACGCGCGGCCGCCCTGCCCGGTCGCGGGCGCGCACATCGTATTCCACGTCATGCCGGAACAGGTCCTTGCGGATCGCGCGGTAGCCCACGGGCATGCCATCGGCATCCGTGTAGACCCCGTTGATCAGCCGCCTCATGCTTTCCGTCTTGCGCGAGAGCCGCTGCGGTGGCAGCAGTCGTACCTTGGTGCCGTAGCGGTTCCAAGGCCGCTTGCGCCAGGGCAGTTCCGCGAGGATTTCACCGGTGACCAGCCACGATCGAAACGCCGCCGCCTGCATCTGGCCAAAGGTCCGCAGGCCCTGAATGTCACATTCCTGCGCGTTGCGGGACCAAAGTTCGAACCGGCGCTCCACCGTTTTCGCCCAGTCAGATGCTTGGGCTGGCGTCATACCGAAGGTTTCATTTTCCGGCAGCGCCTTCAGCTGTAGCCCGGTGCCCACGGTGTTGGCGACGCATTGCTCCATGGCCCCGGCCAACCAGCCGCTGTTGTGCAAGAGGTCGCCCACCCGCGCGGCCGCATCGTCCCAGGCCTCGCCAATATCATCCTGGCTTTCCCGCAGCGCCGGTTTCCAGCCCGCAAAAGTGACACCGCGCCCACCGCGCATGTATTTGCCCGAGGGTTTAGGGAGGGTCATCCCCTCAGGCCCTGCCGGTTGAGGCAGCGCCTCGGCCAGCAGGTGTTTCAGCCTTCCGATCATCGACATATGCGTTACCTGTTCAACCGGCTGCCTTGGCGTGCAAATCGCCTGCGCAGAGCGCCGCTGCCGTTACGCAGCTTGGGCGATTGCGAGACCAACGACGTATCTGGTGGGTCTGACATCGGTGCCAGTTTCTGGTCATGCCCCTCGGGCACCGCCGCCTCGATGGAAGTCTTGCGCTCGATGCCTTCCGGGATCCGCTGAACGTTGAATGCGTAGCCGATGGCTGCGCAAAGCGCCTCGCAGTTGCCAACTATGATGGCCTTGCCATTTCGGCGCGCTATCAGCGTTCCGTTTGGCACGGTCACGCAATACACCATCCCAGAGTAGGCGACGTTTCTGAAAATCGGAGCGTTATCTGCTCGACGCAACGAGGCGGCAGGCGCACGAATTTCAGAGACGTGATACTGGTCGACTGTGTTGGGCGAGGTCCGTCCGTTGATGGAGTAAGGCTTGGCATCGCGTCGGATGATATTTGCGCTCCGTCCGGCCTTGATAAAAAGCTCCTGCATATCGTCAGCCAGCTTGGCGCTGACCGTCGCATAGGCACGATACCCATTCTGAACCCACCCATCGCCTAGGATGGCGGCATCAAGGAACCGGTCGATCAGGTCGCTGCTCGCACGTCGGACAAAACCCGGAACGCGCCT